GGCGTGGTTTGTATGGATGGTGAGAGTATGATAGGCAATAACTGGTATGACACACATTAGAGGGTAAAAATATGGATAGGAATATGCACAAATTAGTTGATGAGTACGTAAAAGCGAATCAAAAGCGCTATGGTCGTAGTACAGGTAACGCTATGGCTCTAGGTGCTCTTATGGCACACGTTGGTTTCTTCCTCAACGGTGAGGACCCGGCATACTCCTTAGAAACTATAGAGGAGCGGGTTGAAACACTCTTAATGGAGATAGTTGCTGGTGAAGGAGTAGAAGAATAATGCCTAATTGGTGCGCCAACAAGATAGTATACGACATAACCGATGCCCGTAGTACAGACTTCGCTAAGAAGTTAGTATTGCTTAAAATGGGTATTAAAATAGAAGAGGAGGAAATGGATGATGGTTTCTTTAGTTACTTAATACCGAAAACCGACCCCTCTAGCTGTAACTCAGAGGAGTGGGGTACTAAGTGGGATATAGCTGTACCTACCTTTGCTGGTGAAGAAGAAGAAGGAGTACATGACACCTTAGAAGAAGAATCTCACGGGGTTTACAGCCATATATTTGACACTGCTTGGGGACCTCCTACTGAGTTTGTAGGGAGGTTGTGTGCGGCTAACCCTGGTCTTAAAGTAGATATAATGTTTTGCGAAAGAGGCCAGGATTTCTTAGGATACCTCACAGTGAAAAACAAAGATTACAATACGGAAAGCTCAACATTTGAAGAGGTAGCAGGGGAGTACCCTGAGGAAGAATACTTTAAGAATGTGGATCTCTTTGATGAAGCTTGTGACCTGTGGGAAGAGCAAATGGATTCTAAAGTAGAAGACTACTTTCTATCACATGGTCTCGACCCTATACATCTTGGCTACGGTAGTTAATTAATACAATAAAAGGATAATAATATGTCAACAGTTTTATTACTAGATGCTGACCCGCTTATGTTTCGGGCAGCATACAATAAAACATCACTTGAACAAGCTCTCGAAACTTGGGAGGAGCGTCTACAAGACCTCAAGAATACTACATTCTGTGATGAGATTAAAATAGCAGTATACAGCGCAACTAACTACCGTAAGGATTTCTTTCCAGACTACAAGAACACACCTGGTCGAATAAAGGCTAAAGCGAATAACCCTTTCTTCTTTGAGTTGAGAGACTTGTTAGTAGAAAAAGAATTAGTAACAGTAGCGGAAGGTATGGAAGCTGATGACCTCGTGCGTATTTGGCACGAAGAGGAAGCTGCGAAAGGTAACATAACAGTTATTGCAACAGTAGATAAGGACTTACAGTGCATTGCCAGTAACCACTACCTCATACATCACGACAAGATGATACAGGTAGACGAGGAAACAGCGAATATACATTACTGGACACAAGTACTCACGGGTGATAGCGTAGATAACATACGCGGTATCAAAGGTATAGGACCGAAGAAGGCTGCGGGTATACTAGAAGGTGCTACAAGTCATGAGGAACGTTGCCAAAAGGTAGTAGACAAATACTACGAGGTATACGGCGATACTTGGGAAACAGAGGTTATGCACAATGGGGTTTTAATCCACATCTTAAAAACAAGGGATGACTGGTTTACGATAGAAGGTATGTTACCCTCACAGTTAAAGGAGGGTACAGATGAGTGCTAAATTTATAGCAAAGAAAGAACACCTGAAGACCGATTTAGGTCATTGGAAATACACAGGAGATAACGCTAATCTTGTTGATTGCTTTGGTTTTGTGTATTTAGTTATCAATAGAACGCGTAATAAATTCTACATCGGTAAAAAACAGGTGTGGTCTTACAAGAAGAATACACATATAAAAACAGGCAAGGCCTTGTGGAGGACCTACGCTACTTCTTCTGTGCACGTAAAAGCAGATGCTAAGAAAGGGGATGAGCTGGAATTTGTTATGTTAGGTATATTCAAAACTCGTGCTTGGTGTAATTATACAGAAGCTTGGTTACAGATGTCTCTCCAGGCTATCACAGACCGTGATGGAGATGGTGAGAGAAGATGGTATAATAACCAGGTAGCTGCTATACGCTTCATACCTAAATTGGATCACGAGCAACACGATACCATGTTAATGTGTCTTGCTAAAGCTAAGCGTTTAATTCGTATAAGGAGAAAAGATAATGTTGTTATTTAGATTAATATTTGTTTTATTTATATTGGGTGCGATGGGTTGGACAGTCTTCTCAGTAGGTAACCAATTGATTACAGAAGAACCCCTCAGTAGCGCAGAGATGTTCCTTGCAGGCGTAGCGTCTACCTGTTGGTTAAGCGTTTTACTTTTAAACAAAAAGAAGAAGAAGTAAAATATGGCAAAACAGCGAATCAAGGCTAATTTTGTAGGACATCAACCTTGTGATAAGTGCGGCTCCAGCGATGGCTACGGTGCGTATGATGACGGTTGGGGTAAGTGTTTTGTGTGTGAGAAATCATACCAATGGGAAAAGACAGGAGTACAGAAATTGCCAGAACAGACAGCATTTGTAAAAGACGCGTTTACTAAGACAGTGAACATCGATGCTATTGCGGATTACCCGGTTAGGGGATTCAAAGAGCGTAACATACCCAAAGCTATTGCCGACTTCTTCGGTGTGAAAGCAGGACAAGACCAACACGGTAACATTACTGAGCACTACTACCCTTATGGTGTAGATAGAACAGTGGGTTACAAAATTCGTAAACTCCCTAAAGAGTTTCGGTCTATAGGCACTATCGAAGGTCTATTCGGACAGCAACTGTTCAACGGGGGTAAGAGGCTAATTATAGTAGAAGGCGAGCTTGACGCCCTGTCTGTAGCTTATGCTTACCATCAACGCCACAACGGAAAGATATACCCTGTAGTGTCTATCCCTAGCGCAAGTGGTCTGAAACAACTATTAGAACAAAGAGACTGGGTACGTAGGTTTGACGAAGTAGTGTTGATGTTAGATAATGATGAAGCAGGGCAGAAAGCGCAAGCTGAAGCCTGTAAGATTATCGGAGTAGACAAGGCCCGTATCGCTAAGCTGAAAACTAAAGATGCTAACGATTCTCTGATTAAGTACGGACACATGAGTATAATCGAGGCCATTTGGGATGCACAGCCGTGGTCGCCAGTAGGTATCTTACAAGGTGATGCCTTATGGGATAAGTTTCTGGAGAGACAAGCTACAGAGTCAGTACCTTACCCTCTCTGTTTAGCAGGTGTAAACGAGAAAACGAAAGGTATGCGGTTCGGAGAGGTAGACTTATTTACATCCGGAACAGGTGCAGGTAAATCAACTATGATAAAGGAAATAATACTATCTCTAAAAGAAACAACCGCAGACTCTATTGGTATCATCTCATTGGAAGAGAGTCCGGGCGACACAGTAGAAAAGTTCATAGGGATGCACTTGAACAGGAACTTAACGGACTGCGAAGCGACCTCAGAAGAGCAGGAAGCTGCCTTCAAGGAAGTGTTCGGGGACAAGAGGATCAAGCTGCTTGACCACCAAGGCTCTGTATCCGATGATTCATTGATGGACAAGGTAGAGACTTTGTGTCTGATGGGTTGTAAGTACTTAATACTCGACCATTTAACTATCGCAGTATCAGAATCAGATGCTGGAGATACTAACGCCGCTACCGATAAGGTTATGTCGGATATACTAAAAACAGCTAAGAAACACAATGTTTGGTTTGGTGTAATCTCACACCTCCGTAAAACAGGTTTACAGGGCAAATCCTTTGAAGAAGGAAAGCTGCCCTCTATGGATGACATAAAAGGTTCTGGCTCTATTAAGCAGATTAGTTTTCAGATAATCGCATTTGCGAGAAACATGATTGCTACCTCAGTTTCTGAACGAAACACAATTAAAGTTAGAGTATTAAAGTCTCGCTTTACTGGGAGAACTGGTGATGCGGGAGGTGCCTTGTTCAACACCGAGACGGGTAGATTAGAGTACGTAAACCACGAATTTAACGAAGAACCTGAATTATAATAAGGAAGAAAATATGAGTAATAATAAAATTGTAAAAGACTTAGGCGCTTTATATGTTGCGTTATGTTACACCTATACTATCCTTGACCACAAGAAAAAAGGGGTGAAGGAGGCTTACGATTACTTGAAAGGCCAATATGCCCTTGAAGCAGAAGAAGCTTTTATCGATAAAGAGATACTAGAATCCTTAATGATAGAAGATATAACTACAGATATGCTTTTTGCGTGTTACGATGCATTAGAAGACTGTCTAGACTACAACATGCTACTTAAGGAAGACAAGAAAGCATACGCAAAAGTAAACTTCTTGGTTTTGCATGTACGTGAATTAGCCCAAGATATGCAAGACACGGAATTCCTTACTGGAAACACTAAATCAATTGGAGCAACTATGCCTATAGATGAAGCCTCAAAGCTTGTACAAGACTTCTTAAACGGTTCTTGGATCAAAAGCTTAATGATACAACGCCCTGGTATGCTGAGAAACTCCTCAGGGGGAGTACCTGAGACCTACGGAGTCTATTCTAAGCGTAAAAACAATGCTGCGGCTTGTTTAGAAGATAACAAAGCTTACGTCTATATGAATAGGATTAACGCGCTGTCCGGATGGTTCGCTAAGGAGCTGGGAAACTACAGCACATACCTTAAGGGCTTAGCGAGCGCAGTTAGTAACGAAGAGTCTGATAACGCTAGTTTTATTGCTGACTTACTATCAGGCATTACTACCGCAGGAGACTTGGCAACTGAACGCGATTGGGCCGAGGGTAAAACTGTAACAGTGACATTCACAGGTACAAACCTGCCCGGTGTTGCTTTACACGTTGAACCTATCCAGTTCTCTGTACCTGAAACTAAGTATATGGCATCTCAGATTGAAGCATTGAACGAGTTAGCTAATAAGGCAGAGGGTATTTGTGTTACACCTTCAGCTTTGTTATTCGGTAAAAACATTAAAGTTGATATGACTGCTACACATGCTAAGTTTACTAACAAGAAGGAGTTTAAGCAATACGATTTATCTTTAGTTAATATCGACCGCCCTGCTCAGGAACTTGTTGAACAGATTAAGAGCGTGTTAGCTAAACCTGAAGATGAGAGACCTGCTTTAGTAACTGGTTTGTTCTACGGGGTTCCTGGTTCTGGTAAGTCTATGTTAGCTAACTATGTAGGTGATCAGTTAGGTCGCCCTGTTATTAAGAAGACTTACGCTGAGTTACAGAGTATGTATGTTGGTGAAGGTGAAAAGCAGTTGGCAGAAGCATTTGCGGAAGCAGAAGCAGAGGGCGCTATCTTGTTAATCGATGAGTTAGATTCAATTGCGGGCAATCGTAAAAATGCGGATAAGAACTACCAAAAGACCTTTGTTAATCAGCTGCTAACTGAGTTAGATGACTTCAAGGGTATCTTCTTAGCTACCTCGAACTTTATGGATGGTTTAGACCCTGCTGTACTTCGCCGTTTGTTCTTGAAAGTTAAGTTTGATTTCCTTGATGAAGATCAAATTGAGACTGCTTTCCAGTTATACTTCCCTAAACTTAAACGTAGTAAATTAGGTTTTATGCCTTACTTAACTCCCGGTGATTTCCGAGCGGTTAAAGAAGCTGCGCAGTTTGATGCGAAGAGAATAACAGTAAAGAGAGTAAGAGAGTTACTCAACGGTGAAATAGAGCTTAAGAAATTAACTCTTGGTGAAGCAATTAAGGGAGAAAAGAAAGTAGGCTACCATCTATGATAGTGAGAACACTTGAGTCAGACGGGCCTGCCTTGTCTTACGTAGTATGGAATGCTAGTGACGAAAAAGAAATAACCTTTATGATGGATGTCGCGGAGCGGGTAGCTCTCGAAAGCCACGATTACAAAACCCAAGTAGGTGCTGTGATTGCTAAGGACCGTAACATACTGTCATACGGGTACAATGGTACAGCAACAGGTGCCAGCAATAATATGCGTTGTAAAGGAGGACACTGTTTAGACACAGTTGTCCACGCTGAACAAAATGCGATAGCTAAGTTAGCTAAGTCAACTCAATCAGGAGAAGGAGCAACGGTGTATTGTACCTTGTTCCCCTGTATGAGTTGTGCTTTATCTCTAATACAAGCAGGAATTAAAACTATAGTCTTTAAGAGAGACTACAAAGACAATAAAGCTACCGAGTTGTTTCTCAGTAGTGGTGTTACTTTATATAAATACTTCAAGGAAACAAAATGATAAAAGTGTACGGAATAAATATAGAATTAAAAAGAGATGAAAGATTGTCAGAGCAGTCACTTAAGCTTCTCAAGGAATTCTATTTAGAAGAAGGCGAAGTAAGCCCACAGGAATCGTTTGCGAGAGCATCCGTAGCTTATTGCGCAGGAGACTTAGCTTTAGCTCAACGTATCTATGACTATGTATCGGAGGGCTGGTTCATGTTCTCTTCCCCTGTACTAAGCAACGCCGCTAAGCCAGGAGAAAAAACAAACGGTTTACCTATTAGTTGTTTCTTAACTTATGTACCAGACACAGTAGACGGTCTAATAAATCACCACGCAGAGACCGCTTGGCTTTCTGTTAAAGGTGGTGGTGTAGGTGGCCACTGGAAAGATGTAAGAGGTATTACAGATAAGTCTACTGGCGTATTACCTATGATGAAAGTTAATGATTCACAGATGACAGCGTATAAACAGGGTAAGACTCGTAAAGGTTCTTATGCTGCTTACTTGGATGTTTCTCATCCTGACATCGTAGAGTTTATTAACTTTAAACTACCAACGGGCGGAGATGCTAACCGTAAATGCTTTAATCTGTTTAATGCGGTTAACCTACCTGATTCCTTTATGGAAGCAGTACGTGTGGATGGTGATTGGGATTTGCTATGCCCTGCTAAAGGGACAGTTACAGATACTGTAAAGGCGCTTGAATTATGGCAACGTATCCTGGATGCTCGTTTTCGTACAGGTAGTCCTTACTTGAACTTCATTGATACCGCTAATGAGCAGCTACCTCAATACCAGAAAGATTTAGGTTTAAAGATTAACGGATCTAACCTGTGTAATGAGATACACTTAGCGACTAACGCTGACCGTACTGCTGTATGTTGTCTATCTTCTGTTAACTTAGAGCTTTTCGCTGAGTGGACAGACACTGAGATGATTGCGGATCTGGTAACGTTCTTAGATAATGTGTTAGAGGTATTCATAGAAAACGCACCGGATGCTATGGAACGAGCTCGGTACTCTGCTGACCGGGAACGCAGTATCGGTATAGGTGCTATGGGTTTCCACGGCTTACTAATGAAAGAGAATATTGCTTGGGAAAGTGAAAAAGCTCGTACTCTCAACAAATTTATTTTTAAGAAGATGGCAGAGCAAGGGAAAGAGCAGACTCGTGTACTAGCACTAGAAAGAGGAGAAGCCCCGGATGCTGATGGACACGGTGTTCGTAATACTCACCTGTTCGCGATTGCTCCTAATGCTAACAGCTCTATACTATGTAATTCTACAGCTTCTATAGAGCCTCTTAAGTCTAACTGTTTTGTACATCGTACTAGAGCAGGTGCGGATGTTGTTAAGAACCAGTATCTTAAACCTGTATTAGCTTCTTACGGTAGAGACAACGATGATACCTGGGATTCTATTATGAAGAAGGATGGTTCTGTACAGCATTTGGACTTTATGTCAGACCACCACAGAAAAGTGTTTAAGACCAGCTTTGAGTTAGACCAACTTTGGGTTATCGAACACGCAGCAGATAGACAACCAGATATATGTCAAGGCCAAAGCGTTAACGTTTTCTTTCCTGCGGGAACAACTAAGAAGGTAGTAAACAAAGTACACTACTCTGCCTGGCAGAAAAAGCTAAAAGGCTTGTATTACCTAAGAACAACTGCGGGTCGTACTGGTGACAAAGTAGGTGAATCGGTAGAGCGCCACGCTTTAGCAGATGATGCTACTAATGTAATCTACGGTAAACCTGGTTGCCCTTTCTGTGATAAAGCAAAAGCATTATTAGAAACAAAAGGGATACCTTATGAGTATGTTAATCTACAAGAGTTAGGTAAGACTGCTGCTCAAGTAACTGGAAGAAAAGAAGTTAACACTGTCCCTCAAATCTATTTAGATGGACAGTACATAGGCGGATACTCCGAATTAGAAACGCACTTTAGTGTGCTTAACGAAGAAGACGATGATTGTTTAAATTGCCAAGGATAAAAATATGAGCATGTATGAAATTGAGAACACCCAGGAATTAGAAGACGCAATGGCCGAGCTTTATAAGAATGATGCAGAGATGTTATCCTTCTACACGGTACAAGAGATTGTAGATGACGCTGTAACCTCTAAGATGGTAGCAGTAGAAGTCGCAGAAGATTATATGAAACAATATGAGAAAGGAACAGTATGTCAGTATTAGAAGCAGGTTTAGCCTACAAACCATTTAGCTACCCTTGGGCAGTAGAATACAGCGTTGTACACGAGACCCTACATTGGGGTGAATGGGAAGCCAAGTTACAAGATGATGTAACTCAATGGAAGACTAAGCTAACCGATATAGAAAGAAATCACATTACACAAATCCTACGGTTATTCACACAAAGTGATGTTGCTGTAGGTACTAACTATCTAGAGTTTTATATTCCTAAATTCAAGAACAATGAGATACGCTCTATGCTTACCTCGTTTGCGAATAGGGAATTCACACACCAGCGTAGTTACGCTTTACTGAATGACACCTTAGGTTTACCTGAAGATGACTTCACTGCTTTCCTCGAATATTCAGAAATGAAAGAGAAAGTAGATTTTATGACAAACATAGACACCCACAGCCACGCAGGTTTAGCTAAAGGTGTTGCCCGTAGTGCTATCAATGAAGGTATGAGCTTGTTCTCTGCTTTCGTCATGCTCATTAACTATACCCGATTCGGTAAGATGAAAGGTATGGGAGAGATAGTACAGTGGTCTATCAGAGATGAATCTCTACATTGTGAGGGTATGACAAAACTGTTTAAGACTTTCTGTGCCGAACACCCGCGTATTGTTAATGACGAGCTTAAAGCAGACATTTACGATATGGTGAGAGAAGCAGTTAAGTTAGAAGATAGTGTCATTAACCTCGCTTACGAGATGGGCCCTATCGAAGGGCTGACTAAACAGGAGGTGAAGCTATATATTCGATTCATAGCAGATCGCCGCCTTATTGAGTTAGGTCTCAAATCAAACTACGGGGTTAAAGAAAATCCACTACCTTGGCTTGAACCCTTAATAGCAACTACATCACATGACAACTTCTTCGAAACAACCGTTACGGAATACAACGCAGAAGGTATGATGGGAGATGACTGGGGCTGGGAAGACATAGAGACATTTGAAGTTAGTGCATAAGAAAACAAACGCTGACCCTGTTCTATGGGTCACATAACAACATATACGAGAAATAAATTATGAATAATGAAAATAACGAGCAAAAAGAGAACCAAACAGAACAAGACCACTTAACCGCATTTGTTAAGAGCTTAACAGATAATAAACACGTATTAACTACTGTACAAGGCGGTGTTGCTGCGGTAATGTTGGGTAGATTGATGGCTGTACCTCCTCAGTTCAGCTTCGCTACGGGTTTGGTTCTCGGTGCTTTACAAGCGTTCCATGCACATAGGCAAGAAGAAGCAGCGAAAGCAGAAAAAGAATAAGTAATACAGCCCCCTTAGACGCAATGTCTATTGGGGCTTTTATATTTTAAGTAGGTATAGCGCAATGCTGGTCTATTTAATTTCTCTTTAATTAAAAAACTAACTCTTAAAAACAATCAGGAATATTAAATATGAAATTATCTCAAGCGAAGAACATCACAAAAGCAATGATCAACAGCAACCTTTCTTTAAAAAAGGGCGCTTCTAATGCTTCTTACTTAGTACCTATGTTGTGGTCTTTACCAGGTGAAGGTAAGACTACTATGGTAGAAGATTTAGCAGCTGAGTTAGGCTTAGTAGTAGAGACAGTAATTGTAGCACAGTTTGACTATGCTGAGTTAGGTGGTTTCCCTAAGCTTTCTGCGGATGGTTTAACTTATAACCGAGCTCGACCTTTCTTCCTTCCACAAGCAGGTTGTAAGGATACTCTATTATTCTTAGATGAATTACCACAAGCAGTAATGGCTAACCAAAACGTAATGGCTCAGCTTATTAACGAGCGCCGTATTGGTGAACACGTTTTACCAGACAATGTAGCTATTGTAGCAGCAGGTAATCCTATGAACTCAAGAGCAGGCACAAGCCAAATGCCATCTCACTTGAAAGATCGTTTAACTCACTTAGACATTGAAACAGACCACGAAGGTTTCCGTAACTACGCCTTAGGTAAGGGGTTGTCACCGGAGATTACAGGTTTCATCAATGACCGCCCTGAGTGGTTACAAAAGTTCGATCCAAACGTGATGGCTTCACCGTCTCCTCGTTCTTGGGAGAGAGCAAACACTATCATCAACCTTGGTTTAGACCGTGATTGTGAGCGTCAAGCACTTAAAGGTCAAATAGGCGAAGCAGCCTTAACTGACTTTAGCGGATACTTACGTATCTACCGTGATCTACCTTCAGCAGCAGATGTATTTGCTAACCCTGAAACTACTGAGATACCAGCTGCTCCAGATGTCTTGTACGCACTATGTTCTAACCTTGCTCACAAAGTTTCCGCAACGGAATCTAAAGCATTGGTTACATTCATTAAGCGTTTCCAGTCTAAAGAGTTCGCTGCTTTCTGTATGAGAGACACATTGTCTCGTAACCCTGCCCTTAAGAAAGATAAGAACATTGCGGGTTGGGTTGTAACTGATGGTCGTGATTTACTACTTTAAGAGG